CCTGTTCTTATCAGAAAGGAATTCATCCATTATATAAACAAATGATGTGTGACAAAGGCGTAAGCCGTATAATAAAAAATTGTCATGATAGCATATTGAATGAAACTTTTGATTTAGTTACAGATGAAGGTGCTGGAATTGGGAAAGTTTGGGATTCAGTAACAGATTATTGCGGATTTTACATAACCGATAGTGGAAAGACAATGGGATTATCTGCATTTGGTTCTAAAAACTCCTCATTGCCTGATTTATATCAAAATAATACTGCTAATAAAGATTTGATTAAAGTATTGTATCCCCATCGTGCAAAACTTAATGTATCTAAATCTGTTAACCCAGCGACCCTTAAAAAAAGCAGAATGGATATGGCATTCAAGGCACAGAAAGAAACCCAGGAACAAGTTTTAAAGTTAATCATCAAAGCATCAGATATGAGTAACAATAAGAATATTGTATTAAGTGGAGGTTATGCTCTTAATTGTGTTTCTAATTATTATTACTTGGATCCACTAAAAGAACACGACATAAATTTGTACGTAGAGCCAAATTCTAGCGATGCAGGAACTGCAACTGGAGCCGCTTTTCTGTATCATAATACTATTAGTAATGTTAGTAAAAAAGAAAGAATCGAGAGTTTGTTTTTAGGACCAGACTATAATTATAGTATCAATGATATCCAAGAGAAGATTAAAAAATACGATGCAGATATTACTGAGTGTTCATATAAAGATGTTGCTGAATTAATTAAAGATGGAAATATTGTTTCTATATTTCAAGGTAGAAGTGAAAATGGACCAAGAGCATTAGGTAATAGAAGTATATTGTTTAACCCAACAATTAGTAATGGTAAAGATATAGTGAACAAAGTAAAGGGGCGAGAATATTTTAGACCGTTTGCCGCCTCAATAATGAAAGAGTATGTTCACGATTGGTTTCATATGAAAGGATTAAACGAATCTCCTCATATGATGTATGCGGTTGATGTTAAAAAAAATAAAAAGGATTTAATACCATCAGTTTTGCACGTAGATGATACTTGCAGAATACAAACCGTAACTAAAGAAGACAATGAGCATTATTATAATCTCATTGATGAGTTTTATAAATTAACAGATATACCATTATTGTTTAATACTTCATTTAATTTAGCAGGAGATCCTTTAGTGGAAACTTTTGATGATGCACTTAAAGTTTTAAATAATTCTAGAATGGAATATTGTTATATGCCAGAATTAAGCAATTTGATTAGAATAAAAGGATAAAATATGAGTTTATGGATTGCAGGAATTACCAGAGGTCATAATGCTGGAGTTTGCTTATTAAAAGATGGAGAAGTTGTTTTTGCTCTTGAAGAAGAACGACTTACACGAAAGAAGTATGATGGTGCTCCGCTTGCTTCTATTGTCAAGATTCTTGACTATACTGACAAATTAGATTATCTAGCAATATCACATACTCAATTTGATGATAGTGTATGTGACTATACATGTGAAACTGTATATACTTCCCTTGCAAGAAAATTGGGTTTAATTGACCGTAAAAACGCAATCGATGAAAAAACTCACAGCCAAGTATTAGAAATGCATGATTGGCATCATAAAATACATGCCGCTTGTTCCTTTTATCGTTCTGGATTTGAAACTGCAACCGCAGTTATTGTTGATGGTGCTGGTACACGTATTAATATGGCCTTAGATATGGGAGATGGCCCGGAACAAATAATGACTTGGGAACTTGAAACTATTTTTGATTGCTCATATCCAGATAATTTTAATACATTATATAAACATCAAGGTGGTAATGGACCTTGGCCGGCAATACATGATAAAGAAATGCTGTCTAGTCGTGAAGGAGAAGAAGGATATCACGAATTAGTTCTTGATGATAGTGCTGGTATTGTAAAAGCATATGAAGCAGTAACTGACTATTGTGGATATTCAGGTATTGAAGCAGGAAAGACTATGGGATTGTCTCCATATGGTCGACCAAATGATAATATACCAGATATTTACAATACTAGTGGGGGTGAGTGGAAAACATCAAATAGAAATGTTATCGTTCCAACATATCCTAATGGCGCAAAACTTAATATAGGAAGATATTCAGAATTGTACGAGTGGTCAGAAGGTGATATAACAAAGTTACAGAATCGAAGAGATGCGGCGTATGCAGTTCAAGTAGGATCTCAACAACTTGTTCTTGAATTGATACGCAAAGCAGTTAAGATGAGTGGAAATAGAAATGTTGTTCTTTCTGGTGGATATGGTTTGAATTGTGTTGCAAATTACTGGTATCTTGAACAATTAAAAGATGAAGATATAAATCTGTATGTTGAACCAGTTTCAAGTGATGCGGGTACTGCTTTTGGAGCGGCGATGTTAACTTATCATTCTGTTACAAAAGATGATACAATACATAAGTTTGCTGAATCATTATTTCTTGGTCCAGAGCCGAAACACACAACAGAAGAAATTATTGAAACTGCAAAGAAATATAGTGCAACTAATATATATGATAATCAGCATCCAGAAGATGTAATTAACCTAATTTTAAAAGGAAATATAGTTGCATTATTCCAGGGTAAGAGTGAGAGTGGGCCACGTGCTTTAGGTAATCGTTCTATCCTATATGATCCACGTACACTTGATGGAAAAGATTATGTGAATAAAGTTAAACGTAGAGAATATTTTAGACCGTTTGCCGGATCTATTCTTCATGAACATGCACATGACTGGTTTGATATGAGAGGATTAGAAGAGTCCCCACATATGATGTATGCAATGAATTGTACAAATGACGAATACGCAAAACAGATTCCAGCAATCGTTCATGTAGATGGTACTTGTCGTATTCAAACTGTTAAAAAACACCAAAATCCATTATACTATGAAATTATCAATGAGTTCTATAAGCAAACTGGTGTCCCAATTATTTTCAATACATCTTTTAATCTTGGTGGCGAACCACTTGTAGAAACAATTGATGATGCTATTCGTACTCTTGCTGAAAGTGATTTAGAATATCTTTATATTCCAGATAGTGAGTTGATTATTCAAGTGAGCAATAATAATTAAAAAAATAGGAAATTATGAGAAATATTAAATTAAGAAACCTTATCTATGAAAACAAAGGATACTTTGATGTACTTAACAAAGTACTAAATTCAGAACAGTTATCAATAGCAGAAGCATATAAAATTAGTGGTATTGCTAAAGGCTTAACTGAAAAAATGAATACGTACATGGAAGTTAAAAAAACATTGCTGGACAAATACAGTACACCTGATGAAGAGGGCAATTATAACATTCCAGAAGATAAACAAAAAGAGTTTAATGATGAGTATGTTGAATTACAGAATATTGAATTTGAACTGAGTGTTGGTAAAATTCCATTTCCAGAATCAATAAAAACAGGTATTACGCCTTCAGATATAACAGTCCTAGCAGACTTTTTTACATTTAATGCAGAAGTATAATATTATAAAAGGCTTTTTATTTTTTGCTTGTTTAACTTGTCATAAAGAACAAGTTTAGCACCAACATGAAGTGGCTTGGGGTATGCATCAATTTTAACCCAACAATACCCTGCACTTTCCCCGTTCAATTTAGGCGTAAATTCATCATCAACGATAATTGCAAAACTGTGATATTTGAAGTCTTTGTCTTCTATTGTGTAGCAGTTTATTGGAACAATCTTATGGGCGGTTGCATCAATACCTGTCTCTTCCATAATTTCACGTTCAAGGGCTTCTTTGTTTGTTTCGTTTCTTTTTTTCTTTCCGCCAAAAAATCCCCAGACTTTATGTCGTGAACGTAGTTGTAATAACATTCTACGAGTCTTTGCTGACACGATCATTGCACCTAGTGCTTCTTTATAAGTAGATTCTCCAGAAGCCATCACTATATGTTCCTTGACCGGTAATCGCCCATGCTTGAGTTGTTCCATTGAATGATAATTGTTGGGTGCTTGCACTATTGTAAACAGTTTCAACACCAGATGTTGTTGCACTTGCATCAAAACTAACTGCCCAGGATGTTGTAAATGCAATAATATCATTTGTACTACATGTTAACCCGCCCCAATTTGAGTCGTTAGTTACTCCAGCAGATACAAGATATTTTTGTCCACTTACACTTGCTGGTAATGTTCCATCGCCTGGATAATTTACATTTGGATCAATATACATGTCTACTGAACCTTGACTGTTTGATGGTAAACTATCTGCATCAGCCGCAAATGCCAATGAATTTGGATCACCTGTGTCTGTTAAAAGACCGATTATATCTGAGGTGTCATCAGTTGGGTCATCACCTACTCTTAATCTAAGTTGACTTGCACCGCTAGTAAATTTTCCATATTGTTTTAATACTTCTAGCCATGCTAAAGTTGCTCCACCAAGGCTAACTGAATCTTTTAAAGTAACTCTACCATCTTCATAAGTTATTTGCATGTGTTTACCAGTTATAACAGTTGTTCCAGCAGGATAACTTGGGGGTGTTTGATTTGCTACAAATTCCGCTATTTCTGAACCATCTGCGGCCGCCGCAATACTTGCAATAATAGTATGAATGAGTTTCTGATGACTAACTTTACTTGGTGCACCCAAGTATATAGGCATTGTATAAGTCAATGTAGAAATATCTATATTTTCTTCTGTTCCAACTGGAATGGCATTTGATGACCAACTTATACCAGTTAATTCTACATACGTTAGTGATGCCCAATCAAATATATTATCATTACTAAGCAAATTAATAGCAGGATTGAATAATACTAAAATTTGTTCAAGTATCATCAATTTTTGTTCTGTGTTGCTTGTTGCAATGTCCAAATTCATTGTAAGCAGATATGGAACTGGCATTAACCTTTTAATTGCATACCTATTACCAGGTTCGTCTGTATATGTTTGCGTATCCTCATCAAATTCTTTTTCTATTGCATATACAGTATCAGATCCATGTGGGTTTAATCTATATTCTGAATTTGGTTGTAAGTCTTGAACATAACATGACATCATTGGAACAGTATTTGCCATATTTTCGGAATTGTTACGAATAATACTTTGTACCATTCGTGATGAACCACCGTATACTGTAGGAAGTTTTCGTATTACTTGTGTGGCTGCATCTTCAGATATTTTAACACTAAAAGTACTAAAAATAGCCATAAATTGTTTTATAAACTTTCGCAGTTGTGCGTCGTACCAATAATCCATTATACATCCGTTTTAGGTTTTATAACATTACTAAGTCCTTGGACAGTTTCAAACGTAGTGCCGTCGTTATTAGTAATAGTACTATTGTCATTAATATAATCTGATGCAGTAAACATTTCACTTTCTGGACTTGGCGTAGGCGCATTTGCTTCAATTGGTACCCACACATTTCCTTGTTTTTCATATAATGTTTGTGGATGCATGTCAATCCGTATAACTCGTGTCCCCTCACCAGCATTTAAAGGGAATGTTGTCATTGAATGAATTTTTTGTGTATATGTGGAATCTACTGGACCATGTGCCATACCAGTATATTCCAAATGCCCTGTGTATCGTTTGCCAGTTGGGTTATCTTCTCTTGCATCTAATACATTTGCTTCAGCAATCGCATCTAAAGTTTCTCTAACACTAACCGCACCATCTTCTTTTTCAAATATGTCTCTGTATTCTTGTGAGTCTGTAAGCGGTGTTGCTTTTACTCTCCACAAATGCGGAAACCAAGTTGGACTAAACCCTTCAGCAGGTCTGTTTCCTTCTTGTACAACATAAAACTTTTTAATTGGATCTGCATCAACATCTAATCCATAATCTTCAAGTAAATGTGGCATTTCCAATACATCACCAGTCATTAATTTGCGTTCCATAATATCAACCATACTTGATAAATGGAATGTAATAAAAAGTGTATCACCAGTTAAAAATATACCAAACTGAGTAAGATCAAAGTCAGAATCTTGTACTTGATATGATCCTCTTAGTTCATATACTTCATCGGTGTATTTTCTAGTTCTATTTTCTTGGAAAAGAACATCTTGAATAGTGAGCTCGCCATCTGCTTCACCATCAGTTGTTTCAGGACCAATATATTTGTGGACAAATATTCCAGTACCACCCATTTCAAATTGTTCCTGTGCGGCTCGATCGAAATATTTAAAATCGTTTGTTTTATTTGGTCGCCATAAACTAATTCTAGGCATTTGCTACTCCAATTCGTATTTCCATATAACCTCAATATTATTTATTAGAATAAATACTCGTAACGAAATCTAATAGAGGTACGTTATGTTAATACGTGAAGTAATTGTTGAGCAACAATTAAATGAAGGTTGGTGGGATAATTTTACTGACTGGGCAGGAAAAGTTGTTAGTAGTGTTGCCGCTGATGTAACTG